GACCGGTGTGTCGCACGGCTCTTCGTCGACGACCGTCCAGCCCCACGCGATCAGGTGACGGACGCTGTCCATGGGGAAGCCCGGCGGGAGCTCTATCGGGACGCCCCTGGGAAACTCGACCCCTGCGAAGTGGCGCCGGTCGTTGATGTTCTGCACGAGTTTCATTCGCTCTCCGAGTCGGGGGGCGAGACCGTAGTCCCGCCCCCCGCGACGTGGCTCTTGCGCGTGGTGCCGGGCTACGAGGTGAGGACCTTGACGGCGTACCGCCAGTCGCCGTAGCCGACGTTGTAGTAGCCGAAGGACCCGAACGACTTGTCCTTCGTGTTGAAGTCGTTGTCCCCGCCGATGTCGTCCTCGAGGCTCACGGGCTCGGCGGTCTGGAGGATGAACGGCTTGTGCGCGCCGCTCACGTTGAACATGTAGAACTTGTCCGTCCCGCCGGTGGCCGAGAGCCAGGGGTTGGCGACGAGGTTGAACGCGCCCTGCGCCGGGTTCGAGACGCCGCCGGTCAGCTGTGCGGCGATCCGGATCGTGTTGATGCGCGTGTAGATGTCCGGCGCGCACTGGACGAGCGGCTTCGAGTCCGGGTCCATGAAGACCGGATCGCCGTCGCCGTCGAGGAATCCCATCAGGGACGAGATCCCCGTGTTGATCGCGCCGGCGAGCTCGACGTCCGACCAGACCGTGCCGGTCGCGGACGCCACGGTCAGCAGGTTCGACTGATTCGTGGTGTAGGCGGCCCCTGGGTCGCTGTGGTCGGTGTCGAAGAACAGCTGCGTGTCGTAGCAGGTGAACCCGGCGCTGTTGCCGTTGTTCAAGAGCGACGAGGTCAGCTTGTCCGGGTAAGCGCGTGCCTTCGAGCCGAGGTTCGCGAGCAGAGCCTGGATCTGGTTGAGCTTCGCGAACTTCCACGTCTCGTAGGCGACCGAGACGGTGTTCTCCCACTTCTTGTTCTTGATCGTCCAGGAGAGCTCGGGCACGTGCCGCTTGATGCGGGCGCCGCCCATCTCACGAACGCCCGGGGCGTACGCGAGCCAGGGGTACTCCTCCTCGGTGGAGTCGGAGGTGACGGGATGGACGAGCCCCTTCATGATCGAGGGGAACTTCTCGAAGGCCTGCCAGAAGGCACCCTTCGCGGTCGCCTTGAGGAGGGCGGTTGCTTGGGTAAGCATGGTGGGTTCTCCGCCCTGTTACTGCGTCGCCAGCGTCGTGGACGTGAGGATCAGGCCAGCGACGTTGAGGTCGACGTAGATGTTGGAAGAGCCATCGAGGCCGACGATGCGTCCGATGACGCAGTCGCCAGTGAGGGGGGTGATGTCGCCCGCGGCGACGAGATCCGCGGGATTGTCGGAGATGGTGCCGCTCTTGTCGGCGACCAGGAACGAGCCGATCTCGGTGGCGTCGATCGACGCGATCGCGGGGAAGAGGAACACCCCGCCGACGAAGTACTCGACGAGCTGGTCAGCTGCGGTCGTGACCTGGCGCTTCGAGCAGATTCCCAGGAAGCGCTCCGCCGTGCCCGAGGTCGGCACGCACGAGACCTTCCCGGTCGTGTGAACGTTGAGGGCGAACAGGAGGGCGCCGGCGTAGAACGTGTCCGCCTGGTGGGCGGGGCCGACGACCTTGACGCCACCGCCGCCGACTTGGCAGGCGTTTGCGTCTTGGGTGAGAGCTGCCATGACGTGGTCCCGGTTGCACGAGACCAAGCACGATTAGGTATGAGGGGAAGCCCGGCCGTGCGAACCGGATCTTCGGTGATCAGCCTATCCCCTCAACAGGATCACTTCTTGGCGCTGAGTGCCGCGAGCTGGTCGGTGTTGTCGATGGTCGCGTACTTGGGATCGATCCCACGACGCGAGAGCTCCGCTGCGATGTCTGCGGGAACGCCGCTGTCGCCGTCGCCTGCGGGCTTCTGACGCCCGGAGTTGACCGCGGCCAGGGCCGCATCCTTCGGTAGCGAGCTCAAGACCAGCTCCAGGCTGTCGATGGATCCGCCGAAACGCGTGTTCAGCATCGCGACGGGATTTTTCTGGTAGTCGCCGAACGCTTCGATCATCGCCGGCGCGACGCCCTTCTCGATCGCCTCGCGGCAGAGCCGCAGGACCTTCGTTCCGGTCGTCTCGGCCTGCACCTGCGCGAGCTTGGCCTTCGCCTCGTCGCGCTCGGCCGTAAGCTGCGCGATCCGCTCGTCCTTCTCGCCGTTCTGGTGCTTCAAGCCATCGACGGAGAGCTTCGCGGTCTGGAGCTCCGTCTGAGCGTCGGCCAGCTTCGTCGCCATCGTGGCCCGGTCGCGCTCCTTGGCCACGACCTCGCCCTCAGAGATCGCGAGCTTCGTCTCGAGAGACTCGATCTTCTGCGTTTTGACGGTGAGATCGGCTTTCGCGGTTGCGAGCCGGACCTCGACGTCGCCTTCGTCGTCCTTGGCCATCTTCTTACCTCGCCCGGCGTCGCTTGCGCTCGCCTCGATAGGGGTGAACACTGGCGTGAGATCGACGTCGACCTCGGCGCTCGCGGCCACCTTGAAATTGACATCCGTGGCCGGCTGGTTCGTGAACACGCCGCGGGCCACCACGAATCCCGAAAACTTCTTCGTCGGGCGCACGGTGCCGCGCCCGCAGTCGACCGAGAACCCGCGCCACTTCCGGCCCTTGACCTCCGAGAACAGCTCGGCCGTCAAGTCCATGCGGGCCCAGAGTTGCGTCCCGCGGACCTCCAGCTGCTCCATGAACCCGTCACCGGGACCTGCGGCCTCGTCGACCGAGCGGTGCGGATAGCGGTGGACAGGGACCGGGCCCGGCCAGTGCGCGAAGTTCGCGACGGCCTGCACCAGGTCATCGTGCGAGATCGTTTCCTTCCGGTTGGCCCCGGTCGCCGTGCGCGACAGGTCGATGGACTCGGTCTCGCACAGGATCGGGAGCTCGACAACTCCTGAGCCGTCCGGGCGCTCGAGCACGAATTTGATAACGGCGGGGTCGACCGCGGAGAGAATCATCGGTCAGCCCCTCCCGTTCGACGGAATGACGAGATTCGGGATCTGGATGCCGGCCGCCTGCTTGGCCTTGCTCTGCGCGTCGGCGCGGAAGAAGTGGACGGAGGCGAGTCCGATCAGGATCACGGCCTGCGCCTCCATGATCTTCATCATCACGACCCGATCCGGGATCTTCGTAGCGTCAGGGTCGGCGTCGCCAGCGACGACCAACTGCATGAAGCGCTCGAGGTCCTGCTGCTTCGAGACCGTGATTTGCGCGAGCGCCGCGGCGTCGGCGAGATTCAGTTTCATGCGGCCCTCACCATCTCTGCGGCGAGGCTCTTACTCATGATCACGTAGAAACCGCGGCAGTTGTCCCCGCCCTCGCAGCGCGCCGGCGGCATGAGCTGCTCGTACTCTGACGTTCCGATCTTGACCATCGTTCCATCGAGCCCCGCGCACGCCTGGCAGGTCCGCGCGTCCAGGACCTCGGAGCGAAGGACCCACGTCGCGGCGCCGTCGACGGCGGCTTCCTTGGCGGCCATGTCGCGGCCCTGGTTGTAGGCGACGGAGGCGACCTGGCGGCCGACGAGGTCGAGCTTTGTCGCGGACAGACCATGAAGCGCGGTCTCGACTTCCGTGAGCGCCTGGGCCTCGGAGGCGCCCGCGCGGATCGCTCGGCTGTAGACCGAGATCGACTCGTCCAGCAGGCGCGTCCAGATCTCCTCGACCGCGATCTGCGTGGACACCTTGGCCTCGAGGGCCAGTTCTGTCGTGAGAGTCGACAGGACGCGGCCGTTTGCGACCAGGTCCGCGATCACTTCGGCGATCTCGCCAGCGAGCGGGACGGCGGCGCCGGCGGGCACGACGTTCGGGACCTCGTCCTCCGGCGGGTTCTTCTTGCGCCCCAGACGGATCTCGGACAGCGACAGGGACTTCGACGCGATCTCGCGCGCGAACGCCTTCTGCCGGTCGAGCTCCTCGCGGGCGTGTTGACGGCCCTCGCGGGCGACGTCGAGGAATCGCTCGCGGACCGCGGCGACCATGGTGCCGAGGGCTTCTGGCTTCGAGCGGCGCAGGGTGTTGATCGTGCGGCGGGTGACCGCGCCAGACCCAACCCGACGCAGGAGATCCTCGATCATCTGGGCGCGCGCGCGGCGTAGCGACGACGAGACGTGATCGCCTCCGGCCTGAAGGGCCGACGTCACCATACCGAGCATGCAAACCTTCGACTCGAAGGCCGTCGGGGTCCGGCCATAGGCGGACGCGCGCGATTCGGGCATCGCGTAATCCGGCTCCCGAAGCATCGCCTCTAGGGAGAACCGCAGCGACAGCCCGCGCGCGGCGCGCTCGTCGTCGGGCGTCGTCTCCTTCTGCGCGGGCGCATTCCTGGCGGGCGGCTTCGCTCCGTTCGCGCCGTTGAAGCCTGGCGCCGCGTTCGCCGGGTTGAGCCGCTCCTGCTCCTCGATGATGTCCGTGAGTTCGTAGGCTTCGTCGGGAAGCCGGTAACCGAATTTCTCTGTGACCTGCTTCCGGAGCTCCGGGGTCAACGGCACGATCTTGGCCCCGACCGCCTTGGTCAGCGGGTCAAGCGTCTTGAAGTTCTCGACGCCCACGCGCGAGCACTGCAGCTCGGGGTAGCGCTTCACGCCGGAGAAATTCCAGTCCACGAGCTGCTGCACGAGCCCGGGGAGGTTCCCGATCCCGTGATTCTCGATCTCGCAGATCAGGTCCTTGGTCGCCTCGACGTACAGGTCCTCATCGTCGGACTGCTCCTCGCCGAGCGAGCGCGAGCCGGAGCTGGTCTCACCGAGCAGCCGCGACTTCGTCCCCATGCCATGGGCGATCTCTGAGTTCTCTCCGCTGATGACGCTTCGCATCCGGTCCACCGCAGTGGCGCCATCGCCGGACATGCCGGCGAACCCGAGCTCGACCTTTGAGCCGTCTGGCCCCATCGGGAACACGACGTACGATTCGGCGGGCGCCTGCCCGCGCATCGCCTTCACCGCCTCTTCGACCTTCGGAATGAACTTCGCGGGAAGGCTCGTCGGGTAGTGACCGACCGGCATGGGCGCGCCGGCCTTCTGGGCCCAGATCGCCGAGTAGCGAACCAGCGCGTCCTTCCGGTACCACGCGCCGTAGACGGATCGGATCTTCGGACGGCCCTCGAGGCGCGCGCCCTGGAGGTCCCAGGCGTACAGCGCGAGCTGCCTCGCCTTGATCGGTTCCTGGAGCTTGTAGGCCTCGGTCGCGCTGCGATACGTGCGAAGGACCTCCACGAGCTCGTCCGTGTCTGAGAGCTCCCAACCATGCGGGTCGACGCTGCGGGGCTCGAGGTACTGCAGGCGGTCGAATACGACCCTGCCGTCCACGACGCGCGTCGACTTGTTGAACAGCGCGAAGCCGCACTTCAGGCACTGGAGGATCTCTCCCAGACGCTGGGCCTTCCAAGAGGTCTGCGTCCAGTAATCCCGGCCGTACTTGTCTCCGCTCGTGCGTAGCAGATTGGCCGAGACGAACTCCGCGATCTCCTTGTCGATCGGCTTGTCGGAGGCGGCCTGGATCTCCCACTTCCCGGTGATGAGCGGGAGGATCACGGAGTCGAGACCCTCTTTCACCATGGGGTCCGATTCCATGCGGTCGAAGACGTCCCAGCGAGCATCCGGGGAGAGTTGCGTGAGGTACTCGTACTGGAACTGCCCGTAACCGAACGGCACGCCGGACGACGTGGCGCGCATCTTCACGCGGGTCTCGAGCGTTGAGATCTCGGACCGAAGCGTCTCGACCTGATCGGAGGTCGCGAGGTTGAAGACGCGCGCGACCGCCCTCTCTAGGACGTTCGCCATCTTACTCGGCGCTCTCTGGGAGATTGCACCATGGGCAACGCTTCGCGGTGGAGGCCATAAAGGCATCACGAACGTTTGCGAGCTCGGCCTGGCCTACGCCGGCGATGCGCATCTTCAGCGCATCCCAGAGCGAGAGACGCATCTTGACGTCGACGACGACCTGCACGGTTGCATCAGACGGCGCCATCAGAAGTCCATCGTGGCGAAGCCACCTTCGAACTGCGGCTCCGGCTCGTGCACGATGGTGGGCCCGCCGATTCCGGAGACCCTGGCCAGCTGCCAGATCATGTAGTCTGCTGCGTCCGAGGCGTGCGTGCGGTCAGGGTCCGACTTGTCGATCTGGATCTGGCCCTTCTTCCACGAGACGCGCTCCCAATCTTTCGTAAGCTCCTCGATGTGAGGCGCGATATGGATCGTCATGCCGCGGCCGGCCAGGTGGTAGTTCGTCTGGTCGACGCGGTCCTTCTGTCGCGGGTTCGCCTTCGGGACGTTGAACGTGAGCCAGCGGAATCGCGGCTCGAGCGTCTCGCGGAGGATCTGGTAGTCGTTCTGGCCAGACGTCGATCGCGCGGCGCCAGCGGCGTCGCCAGTCACGATGACCTCGCCCCTGTGGCGATTGCCCCACCTATAGACGAACTCCTCGGCGGCTTCGGCGGTCGTGCCGGATCGGCCGAGCGCGATCTCGTCGAGGTATCGGATCTCGGTCGTGGTCATCTGACCGATCTCCCACCGCATCGCGTCGACGTTAAAGTCGCAGGCGAGCATCAGGGGGAGGGACGGATCGTACCGGGGCACCTGCTCTTGGTGCTTCGCGCGGTCGAATGGCTTGTAGCATCGGCCGACGCGCAGCGGAACGAACTTCCCGCGGCCGTACGCGTCGAGCAGGGAGTCGTCGTAACCGTACAGGTCGACGAGGCGCTGCGGGTAGAAGCTGGCCAGCGACTTCGGCCACGCGCGGCCCCAGATCGTCCGGCGATCACCCTTCGGGTGCGAGAAGAGGTCGGCGAAGAAGTTGATCCCCTCGGGCGTGCCGCCGAGCTCGATCCTGCGCACCCTGGCCTTCGGGTGCCGCGCGCGCGCCGATCCGCGCTCGTAGGCCTCGCGCGAGATCTGCCCGGGCTCGTCGAACGTGACGTCGCCGAGGTTCGGGCCCGCGAGCCGCGCCGGGTTCTCGGCCGAGCGGATCCACGTGCGATCGCCCCACGGCCAGAGGAACGCCTGCCTCTGGCTTTCGTACTTGACCTTGATCCCGAGGTCTTCCCAGATCTTGGGCCACTCCTCGATGTGGATCATCCTGGCCATCGTGAATGTCGGAGTCACGAGCATCCCGTCGACGCCCGCGTTCACTCGCCGCAGGATGAGCTGCTTGATCGCGAGCGCGTACGACTTGCCGCAGCCGAGCGGTCCTACGATTGCGGTCTCGCCTGGTTCGAGGTCGCGCCAGAGCGCGCGTTGATGGGACAGCCCCTCGACGCGGAAGGCGACCTCCGGGACCGACAGGAGGCTACCCATCGCCCTCGACTCCGCGTCGGTCGAGGATGTCTCGGAGCGCGTCTTCGACCTGGACCTCGTCTGCGTCGCCGAAGACCAGCCGTATGTTCGGAGGCGGGGCGCTGGGGTTTCCGAGATGCTCGATGCGGGCCTGACGCTCGCGGAGCCGTCCGATCGTCTCGAGGTAGGAACGCACAATTCGGTCGTACGACTCGAACGTGACGCTCTTGCCGCCTCCACCGATCGAACTGGGGATGCCTCCGCGCTCGCTCTCCTCGTACTTTCGAATGAACCGGACGAGGTTGAGTTCTGCAAGTGCGATCTGCCGGTTGAGGTTGGTGGTGTCGACGAGGAAGGCTTCGAAATCCTCGCGGTCCTCCACGGATCGGATGGCCCGCGAGAAACGGAAGTTGGCGCATGGTGCGCCGCCGTTCTTGGGATCACCAGGAGCGCGAAGCTGATGGCCGCCGCTGTGAGCGCGGCACGTCGATGTGTATGTCCCGTCCTCGCGCTTGTAGACCCTGGCCCGGCAGCGCTCCCCGGTCCGCTTGCTCTTCGCCGTGCAGGTCCGCGCATCACCCATTCACCCCGCCCGCCCGCTTCGACTTCTTGCCGGTGAACCGCTCCCAGCGATCGACGATCACGTCGCAGTAGGCGGGGTCGAGCTCCATCAAGAGCGCTTTACGCCCCATCCTCTCCGCGGCGATCAACGTCGAGCCCGAGCCACCGAAGAGGTCCAGGACGCGTTCGCCGGGCTTGCTCGAGTAGAGCATCGCGCGCTCGGCCAGCTCGACGGGCTTTTCGGTCAAGTGAACCATCGACGGCGGCGAGACCTTCTTGACCGACCAGACGTCGGTGGCGTTGTTGATCTTGGGGTTGAACCAATGGGCGGCGCCTTTCTTCCACCCGTAGTAGCAGGACTCGTGGTCGCCCATGAAGTCCTTCCGAGTGAGGACGGGCCACCCCTTGACCCAGACGACGATCTGCCCGAAGCGGAGGTCAGTGGCCTCGAGTGCTCGCGGGTAATTGAAGACGTTGCTGTAGCCGGCCCAGATGTAGAACGCGCGCCCGGGCTCGAGCGCCTCGCGGATGTTCGTAAACCACGCCATGAGCAGGCCGTCGAACTTCTCGTCAGAGACGAAATCGTTTGCAAGCGGCCGATCCTTCGCGCGCATCTTCGTCGTGGTCGGCTTGGCCTTCGACGGGTGCCGCGCCAGGTCGAGGCTCTGATTCTTCTGCAGCTTTCGTTGATCTGGTGACGGCAGGCCTTTCGACGCCGAGGCGATCGAGTTGTTGGTCCGCGACTCGACCTTCACGTTGTACGGCGGGTCCGTGTTGACGAGATGCACCGGCTGGTTGCCCCGGAGATGTTCCACCAACTGAGGGCTCGAGCTGTCCCCGCAACAGAGCAGGTGGTCGCCGAGGGTGATCATGTCGCCGAGCTGCGTGATGGGCGTGTCCGGCGGCTCCGGGATGTCGTCGGGATCGGTGAGACCGTCGGTCGGGCCCGAACCGCGGATCATCTGATCGATCTCGACGTCGGTGAACCCGGTCATCGCGAGGTCTGCACCGGCGCGCTGTAGCTCCGCGATCATCGTTCCGAGCTGCCCTTCGTGCCATTCCCCAGAGATCCTGTTCAGGGCCAGATTCAGCTGGCGCTCGCTGGCGTCGTCGAGGTCGACGTAGACGACCGGGAGCGTGGTGATCCCCTCGAGCTCGGCGGCCTTGATCCGCTGGTGACCACCCACGACTCGCTTCGTGCGGCCGTTCACCACGACCGGCTCCACGGCGCCCCACTGGCGCAAGGAGCGGCGAAGGGCCGCGAGGTCGTGGTCGCCTATGGTCCGGGGGTTGTAGGGCGCCCCCATCGCGGCCAAATCGGACGTGTCGACATTGACGACTTGCACGGTCAGGCGGCCCGCGGCGATGCACAGGCGATGGCGCTGTAAACACTGCGATTCACGGTCGAATTGAGTGGATGCGTCGCCGACGTCACGCCATGAATGGTGACGTCGAAAGGAGAACGACGATGGCCATACCGACCGACCTTTTCAAGCCGATCACGAAGGCAGAGCTGTTCGCGATGACGCCCAAAGAACTGGACGCGTACTGGATCGCCAGAAACCGCGCCCGCCGAGATGCGGGCCTCGATCACTACACCGTTCTGCGCGACACGACCCAGCCCGGGTGGCCGATCGTCGCGTCGATCGGTACGGAGGTCTGAATGCCGACCAGCGCAGTGCTCGACGACGTTGACGCCTTCCTCGCCCGAATGGACAAACGCGACATGGATCGCATCGACTAGAACCCCGTCGGGTTGCCGCCCGGCGTTTACGCGGAGGAGAACGCGATGGACGACACGACCACAACGACCCCAGGGACCGGCGACGCCGCTCCCACCGACCCCAGCCCGGCGACG